GCGCCGTTCGCCACAGCGAGCGCCTGCTGGGCCTGCGGAAGGTTGGCGTACGAAGTCGAGAGCTTCTGGTTGATCCACGCCAGCAGACGCCCGTCAAACGTCCCCGCAGCGACGCCCGCGGCGTCGAACAGCGCGTGCCAGTCGCCCTCGTAGGTCAGGGCGGTTCCGGTGACGGCCCGGACGCTGGCTTGCCGGTCGCCCTGCTGCGTCATGGAGCGCCGCCGCCGATCAACGGCGCTTCGGAGACGGCTTCGCGCGCCGCGCGCCGATCGGCCGCCTTGTGGATCGCATCGAGCATGTCGGCCCGCGCGGAGGCGTGGCCCTCTGCCATCGTGCGGGCGTTCTCCGCGCCGACCTGCGCCATGCCGATCTGGTGGTCGGACTGCACCCGGGCGGCCTCGATCTGGTTGGCCTGCATCTTGGCCTGGGCGCCGATGACGGCGGCCTGAGCGCTGGCCTGCGCCGCCTGGGCCTTCGCCATGTCGGCGGGGTCCTGCTGCGCGCCCGGCGGCGGTGCGCTCTGCGCCGCCTGCTGGATCTGCTCCATCGCCCGGTCGATGACGTCTTCCATCTCGCGCCCGACGCGGAAGCCGCGGACCAGGAACATCAGGCCCTGGGTGATCACCGGCAGGATCGCCGGCTGCGCCTGGACCACCGGCAGGCTCTCGGAGAGATACTTGCCGACGGCTTGGACGAACTCGACGCGCGAGGCTTTCTCCACCTGCTCGTTCGGCTCGATCGTCGAGTCGGTCTCGACATCGATCCGGAAGGCCCGAAGCGCGGGGTTGCGCAGCAAGCCCATGACGTCGTCCCAGGTGGGCTGGCCCAGCTTCATGACCAGCGCCGGGTCAGGCGGCGGCGCGGCGCCGGGCGGGGCGGCCGCCATGGCCTGCAGCTGCTGGCCCAGCGCGGCCTTGGCCTGCGCGTTCGGTAGCAGGTCCACGCCGGTCATCTCTGCCAGCGTCTTGGCGTCGAAGCGCGAGGCGATGATCTCGCTCATGATGCGGATCAGGTCGCGGGAGAAGCGCTCGAGCTCCTTGCGCCGGTCGCGCACCCGCAAGCCACCCCAGCTGGCCTTGAGTTGCTGGGCCGCGGCCGTCTCGTTCGGGTCGGTGGCGCCGCGTTGGATGTCGGAGATGCCGGTCAGCTGGTAGACGTCGTCGATCAGCTGGCGGCGCGTGTCGAAGCAGGCCTTCAGCACCTCGGCGACCTGCTGCACCGGGTACCAGTCGATGATGCCCTTCAGGCCGCCGTCGTCACCGAGCGCGGCCCAGCTGTCGACGGGGATGAGGGTGTTGTCCTCGCTCTTGAAGAGCTGGTTCAGGTCATCTTCGTGCTTTGAGGAGTAGAAGCCGCGGACCCGAAGGGCGTCGATCAGCTTGTCGATGCGCGTCGTGAGCTTGTCGATCTCGCCGGCCTGATCCTCCCAGTAGATGAAGTCCGGCGTCGGCACGATGCTGTCGGGCCCGCAGGTGCCGAAGACCGGCTTCGGGCAGGGGAAGAATCCCTTCAGCCGCAGCGGGTCCGAGCGCACGTCCAGCGGCTGCTGGGGATAGGTCTTGCAGATCCAGATCGCCCGCTTCGAGATGCGGTCCCAGATTTCGTAGACCGCACCCTTCTTAAGGTCGTCGGGGGCATCGTCCTGGCCCTCCGGCGCCCAGTCGAGTGGCACGTTGGCGCCGCACTCCGGGAAGCGCGCCACGAGCTCCCCGCGGGTCATGAAGACCCGGCGCGCGACCCAGCGCACCTCCTCCCAGCTCCGCGCCGGGTTGTGCAGAAAGTCCTCGTAGTGGACGCGGTCCGGGATGACCTCTTCCCAGTCCACGACCTCGTAGGACTCGGGCGTATCGGTCACTTCCTCCGAGGCGGCCGCCCCGGCTTCCGTGCGCATGGTGGGGACGTAGCGGACCCAGGCTGAGCCCTGGGCGAGCAGCAGGTACTCGTCGCGGCAGCCCAGCATCACGGAGGCGAAGTCGCAGCTGTCGAGCGCGAAGTTGGCGGAGCGCTCCAGGACTTCGGAGGCAAGCCGGCCGACCGGATCAGCGTCCTTGAAGCGGCGGGTCACCACCGCCGTCGGCGTCCGCGCCCAGATCGCCGGCGCGATCGTCTGCATCGACGACCAGAAGAGCGCGAACCGCTTCTTCGTCGTCTGGCGTGGCTGGTCGGCCTTGTAGACCTTCAGAATGCGCTTGCACTGCTCGAGCCAGCGCTGGCGGTCCTTGTCCTTCTCCGCGATCTCGATTTCCGCGATCCAACGGGCGGCGAGGACGGCCGGCGTCTCGGCGGAGCCGGCGTCGGGCGCGGGCTGGGCGGCGGCATCGGCCATGCCCGCGATTGTGGGGGGGCGAGCTGGGCGCTTACGGCGGGCGTAAGCCTCAGGCGCCGCCCTCGGTCAGGTCGCGCCACTGACGCTTCAGCGCCTCGTCGAAGGTGGACTGATGGATGCCCCGCATGGCGGCCTCCGGCGGCTTCTCAGGCCTGACGATCGCTGGGTGGGTCATGTCGAGGGCGCGGCCGATCAGGGAGCCGGCATCGACATCGTCGTCGTGCTTGCCGGCCGGGAAGCGCACGTATTCGTCCAGCACCGCGTCGCCCTCGCGGCTCGCCGGCAGATGGACCCGTCCCATGGCCGCATAGCCCTGGAAGCCGCGGGCGCGGGTGGGCTTGTCCTGGATCGACGGCAGCCAGACCAGGCGGCAGTTCACGTGCCGCTCCGCCATGCGCCGCAGCAGCATCGGCTCGATCGCCTTCTGGATCACGCCGGCTTCCCCGAACCAGGCGATGGGACGGCGAAGCGCCATCTGGTCGATGAGGGCTTCGACCCATGCATCGGAGGACGCCTGGGCCCGGTAGCCGCCGGGCAGCAGCCAGATGTCACCGTCGGGATCGATCCCCCAGACGCGGTGCACGGTGAAGTCGCCGCCATCCTCGGTCACCGCATAGTCGCTGGTCCCGAAAAGGTTGAGGCGCGCCAGCAGTTCGCCCGGGGCATAGCGGCGGCTCTCGAACGTCCGGCCTTCGACCTCGCCGCCGTCGAACCACGGCTTGAGGAAATAGGTCCCCTGCGCGGGCTGCGGCCGCTGCTGATAGAGCGCCGACCAGGTGCGCGGGTTCTGGCGCGCCGCGGTCCAGAAGTCCGGGTCGAGGCCGAACCACTCCGGCCACAGCATGACGCCGGGCGGCCGGCCGAGCGGGTCGTCAGCCTCGGCCTCGGCCGGGATGCACAGCACCTCCCAGACCAGGCCGTCGCGGCAGAGGAACGTGCCGCTCTGGCCATCCCAGTCCTCAGGCAGGATCTGGCCGGCGAGGTCGTTGTCGTTCCAGCGAGTCTGGATCAGCACGACCCAACCGTTGGGCTTGAGGCGCGACTTCAGGCTGTCGTCGAACTCCGCCTTCGTCTTGGCCTGAACGACGGGGGAATCGGCCTCCTCCCGGTTCTTCACCGGATCGTCCACCACCAGGCCGTCGAGGCGGTTGCCGGTCCAGCCCGCCAGGATGCCCTGGCCCATGAACTCGTTGCCGTTCTCCAATGCCCACTCGTTGGCGGCGCCCTGTTCGGACGAGAGCCCGGTCCCGAAGATTTCGCGATAGGCCGGCTGGCGGACGATTGAGCGGACACGGCGGCCGATCTTGCGGGCGAGGTCGGTGGCGTAGGTGGCGACGCCGACGTTCAGCCGCTTGCGGCGGCCCATCATCCAGGCCGGGAAGACCACGCTGGCGTAGGTGGACTTCGCCGAGCCGGGCGGCATGAAGACCATGAGCCGGCGACGGCGGCCCGCGGCGACATCCTCGAGCTTGCTGATCAGCAAGCGATGATGAGCGCCAAGCGGCGTCTCCACTGGCCGGAACGCGACGTCGACCGCATCGCCCTCGTCGTCCACATCGACCAGCGGCGCGCCGGGGATGTCGATCAGCCCGCAGAAGGTCGTCAGGCTGTCGCGAGCGTCGGCGCAGTTCAGCGCACGCCAGGCCGCGGCGGGGTTTTCCGCGATCCAGTCGGCAAGGCCCGCATCGTCGGCCATGTGATCAGCTGGGGTCCGCCGGGTTGATGGCGGACTTAATGGCCGCCCTGATCTGCTCCCTGCGCTCCGGCGGTAGGTTCAGCAGCGCATCGGCCATGGCGTGGATCTGGACGGGACCACCGCCCGGCCCGGAAATCTCCGTCGGCAGCATCTTGACCCAGAGCTTGTAGAACTCGGTCGGGTTGGCCAGGGCCCACGCCCTGAAGTGGGCGTGGGCCCCGCCGGCGTCGTGCTGCAAGTCGGCGTAGACCGCGTTCAGCGCGTCCTTCACCGCGGCCGTGGTCTTGTTCGGCACGCCCTTCTTGCGGCCCTTGCCGGCGTTGGGCGGCTTGGGCTTGGGCGCAGCAGCGGCCACTACTGTGCTGGTCATGAGGGTCGGGCCTCGGTCTCGATCATCAGGCTGTCCGGGTGCAGCCAGCGGTTCAGCTGGAGGGGGCTGTCGAACATCACGTAGAGCCGGCCCCGCCGGTCCTCGCGGTCCACGACCCCGCGGCCGGAGAGGGGGTTGCGCTTGAGGATCACCCGCTGTCCGCGTTGCAGGCTCATGCGGCGCCTCGCGCGGGCTGGAGGCTTTCGGCGAAGGCGGCCAGGGCCCGCTGGCATTCGGCCACGCCGACCTCGGTCAGGCAGTAGCCGCGGCCGGGAACGCTATCGACGGCCTCGCACTCCAGGGCCTGGCGCAGACGGCTCACCCGGACCCACATGGCGTCCGGGCTGATCCGCTCTGACGTGGCCAGATCCTTGAAGCCGATGAACTCGCCGGCGGACTGGTAGAGCGCCACAAGGATCGAGACCTCGGAGCGCTTGAGGCCGAACCAGTGGCCGAAGGCGGCGGCGAGGACGGTGCGGTTGACCGCGGATTGGTTGGCAGGGACTTCCTGCATGTGACGCCCTTTCTGGAGCCCCGACAGCTCCATCGAATGCTAGTCCTTCGCGTATCCGGCCTTCCGGAGCTCATCCCAGATGGCCTCCGCCTGCTGCGCGTACTTCCGCCAGGCGGGAGGCCGATTTGCGCTGACCCCGACCTGCGTCTGAAACTCGGTTGGCGCATCAGGATTGTCACCGATGGCCAGGGCGATGCCGCGAGCGATGATCTCGACTGGGGTCATATGCCGCGCAGTCCCCCGGTGATGTTGATCCTGAAGAGGGTCCGACCATCGCCCGTCGGGCCAAGTTGGGTGGCTTCGACGTGGGGGAATGGCTTCAGGTGCGCCAGCTCAACAGGCGCCGCGATGAACGTCGTGCCGTTGTTGTCCTGCTTCCAGGCCAGCATTGGCATCGACCCCAGACCGTCCGGATCGGGCAGGGCAGACAAGTAGGGGCCTACCCGAAGGTCGCCCTCCCAACCGACTTCCTTCGCGAGGCCGAACGCCACCCGCTTGAACGGCTCCATGAAGCCGTCAGGCACACGTGACCACCCATCCCAGCTATCGATAGGGCTGGTCTGATAGACCCAGACCTTCACTTCCTCGTCTCGGGGAGACCACGACCAGGTCTCGAATGGGTCATCGCTCTCAGCCATGGTTTCTCCTTCCCGCCCAGGCGGCATCTGCGCTCCCCCTGCCGAGAAGGGGTACGCCCGCCGTAAGGCGGGCTACCCCCTTCTGAGAGGTAGGAGATAACTTCCCCGCGTACGCGCGATGTTGGTCACGCTCTGTCACGGTCGGTCACGCTTTTCGGTCACGTTCGGTCACGCTGAAGCCCACGGCTGGCCTCCTCTGTCACGTTCAGTCACGCTGTGAGCGGTCCGAGGCGCCCACGTCCGGGCCCGTTGGTCACGCTCTGTCACGCTGAGGCTGACGGTCGTCACGTCAGTCCTCCGCCTCGCGGGACGTCACCCGCTGATCTTGATTGTCCCGGCGACGAAGCTCCCACCAGAAGCCGCCCTCGTACCTCAGGACGTTGGCCTCCTGGACTTCCTTTGTCCCCCGCGCCCACGCCTGGCGAGCGGCCGCCTGCCAGCGCGTCATCTCCGGTCCGGGCTGAGCTGGCCGTTCCTCGGTGCAGAGACCGAGCCGTATGGCCATCTTGCGTAGCTCCGCGTCCGCCACCGCGAGAGTGTCGGGCCGAATCCCCGGCGCCACCGGCGCCGTGGTGGTCCGGCCCTCGTCTACAAGGCGACGGAAGGCCTGCAGCACCTTCTGTCCGGCGATCTTGAGCTTGGCCGGTTTGCCCTCGCGGGCCAGATGGTCGGGCCACTCCCACGACACGGGCACGCCCACATTGTCGCCGGCCTCGAACCCCGCGCCATTGCCGAGCTCGACACCCACGAACCGATACCAGCTGGAGCCGTCCGGCGGAGGCGCGAGGTTGGCCTTCCCATTGTCGACGCGGAAGTAGTATCGGCGCACCTTCGGAGAGAGGCCGGCAGCCTCCGCCTCTTCGGCGCTCATCGTGTTCAGCACGCGGGCGGACCGGGCGGCGAAGAGGAGGGCGCCGCCGCCTCGGCCGTCCTCCACCCGGGTCTCCCGGCCGAGCGCGGCCTTGACCGTATGGTGCACGAGCTCGCAGGCGATGTTGGTCTCGCCGGCCAGACGTACCCACTGCTTGGCGACGACATCGATGGCGTTGTTGTCGTTCTCGGTGACCCGGTGCGTGGAGACGAAAGGGTCGAGGATCAGCACGTCCAGCTTGAGGTCGCCAACCGCCTGGCGCACGCGATCGACGTCCGGTTTGCGCACGATGGTGCCGTCGCGGGTCTGCTCAGCGATGACGAGCTCCTCATCACGGCCAGAGCCCAGAAAGAGGCGATCGCCGAAGTGGTCGGCCGTCAGATCGTTCTTGAGCATCAGCGCCGCCAGGCGACGCTCGGTCTCTTCGGGCGGGTCCTCTCCGTTGAAGTAGCCCACCCGCAGCTCGTCGGCCGGCATGATGCCTGCGAGCGCCCGCCCGGACGCCATGGCGGCGGCCTCGAGGAGCACGAGCATGGACTTCCCGACGCCGCCGGGCGCGAAGGTCGCGCTCATGAAGCCACGAACGTGGTGCTTGCCATAGAGCCACTGCCGGCGCGGGATCTGTTCCGGCGGCCGCCAGACGAAAGGCGTGAGGAACGGCCTGTTCTCGGCCGGGCCGCCGTCGACGCCCACCAAAACCTTCAGGTGATCGCGGATCTCCGCCGGCTCGACGTAGCTCATCGGCGCACCTCGCGCGGATGGGCCAGGCCCTTCTTCATGCCGCTGGCGATTGTCGCCATGCAGGCGCGCTGGCCATCTTCCTTCAGGAGGCCGCAGTCGCGGGCGGCGTGCAGCAGCGCCCGCTCGGCGACACTCTCCAGGAGCAGGTTGGCGCCGACGAGTTGGCCGAGGCGCGCCGCCGCAACGAATAGGCGCTGATTGCGACCGGCGCCTCACGCAGTCCCCGCGCGCTC